AAGTAATGGCATTTAAGTTAGACAAGCCACCATACAATCTTGACGGGCCTGCCGTATACTTAAATGACTTTAGTGATGAGCCTGCTGTTCTTGGTAGAACCAATAAGAACGGTACCATACTATTGAATAAAGACCTTGACCCAAAGTATCACGATGCAGTCATCAAACACGAAAAGGTCCACGTTGACCAAATCGAGAGGGGTGACTTAGATTGGGATGGCCCTAACTTCTATTGGAAGGGTAAGAAATATTCTCGTTCATTGAACATGATGGGTACTGGTAAAGAGCCTTGGGAAAAGGAAGCATATAGAAAAGGTGGGGTACCTTTTGGTAAAATACCCGTTTAATAACTAACAACACAACAATTAGAAAAAATGGCAAACGAAGTAATTAATTTAGGAACTGTATTTAGCGGATTCAATAGCGGTACAGACCTACAACCAGCAAACTCAAGAACAAACAACCAAGGTGTTACAATAAGTGACATCGCAGGGTTTGTTAAGATTTTAGATACAGCACCAGCAACAGCAACCCTTGTAAAAGGTGATATGTTCCTTGCTCTTGATACAGGTGCATTAACTGTTTGTACAGTTACTGCTACTACGGTTATCAGTGTAACTTTATCTTAATAATTAAATAAACACCCCTGTAGGATAAAACCTATGGGGGTTTTAACTTAAATAAACAAAATGGGACAATTCGGGAATCAACCAGATTTTGGAACAGAGGCGGCTACAGTAGCGGCATCAGACACTATATCACCAGCTACTAACCTTACTGGCTCTGTATTGTATATCGGTACAGGTGGGTCTGTTAAAGTTTTAATGGCAGGTAAAAGAGAGGTTGGAGATGCAATTATTTTTGCAAACGTACCTGACGGAAGTTTTCTTCCAGTTACCGTGGACTATGTTCTAGCCACTGGAACCACAGCTAGTGACATTATATCTTTAAAGTAGTATGTCTTTAGGCTTAGGTATAGACTTAGCAATTATAGGTGCAGGGGGTTTTGCTGTGCCGTTTGAGTTTGTTAACTCGCTGTACAGTGACGGTGACCGAAGCTTTGTAGAGATGTCATCTGCTGTAAATAAGCCAGAACCTTTTGGTAATGCGTTGGAATTTGATGGTGTAAATGATTACGTTTCTCTTACAACGGGAATTGCTACATCAGGAGATATTACGCTTAGTTGCTGGTTTAAGTACACAGGTGGGGACATGGGTAATATTTACGGGAATAGCGGTTCAGGTTCACTGTCAATTCGAGTAATTTCGTCTACACAGGTCAGATGGTATGATGGGTCAAACAATGATTGGACCGTTTCGTCTATGTCAGTAGGGGAGTGGTATCATTTATTTATAACAAAAGACGGAACAGTTGGACGATGTTATTTGAACGGGGTTGAGGCTACGAACACAGTCACCTTAAATGGAACAATGCCAACAATCAACCAAATAGGTAGATATCACAACGGCACAATAGTACCTCTGGATGGCCAACTTGATGATGTAGCAATAAAGACTGGATATGTCGGCACTTTAAGTAACGCTCAAGATATATACAATGAAGGTGCTGGACAAAGACCTAATAACGTAATAAGCGCGCTTGATGTTTACTATAAATTTAACGAGTCATCAGGTACAAGTGCAGCAGACTCAAGCGGAAACAGCAATACAGGTACATTAAATAACTTTACAGGAACTTATTTTGTTCCTCATGATAATATATATACAGCTGGGTTTGTGTTAAGCTGTTGGATTTATTTTGATGGTAGTATTTCTAATGAGTATATCTTTGGTCATGTTGGGGATGCTGACATGTTTTTCCGATTTGATTCAAGCACCTCTGCTACATTTCAAACCTCAACAGGTACTAGCACTACTTGGACTATATCAGCAAATTCTACGGGGTGGAATCATGTAGCCATGTCATTAAATGGTGGTGTAAACGAGCTGTGGATTAACTCAGTAAAGTCTACAGGTACAACAGAAGACTATGACGAAGAGGCTATAAACATAAGCCTTATAGGTAGAAGTGATACATCTTACGGTTTGTTTGTCATGGACGAACTAATTATAGATGCACGAAACGCAACATTAACTCAGGCTCAAGTAGATTTATTATATAAAGGAGGAAAAGGGGTGTTAAGCAATACTGTAATAACAGCCCCTGATATATTTTACAGGTTTGACCAAACAAGTGGGACCACTGTTGTTGACTCAAGCGGTAACGGTAATAACGCAACGCTATACTTCCCAACAAACGGGGATTGGTCACCACATGAATTAGAAGCACCAACAATTACTAGCGGTTCTGTAAATACTACATCACCAGCTCAGGTTGTACTAACTGGTACAAACTTTTATTCTGTTACAAGTTTAAGTGCATCTGGTACTGCTGTCGTTGAAAGCTACACCATAGACAGTGTAACTCAGATAACAGCCACTGTAAATGTAGAAACCCCTGGGTATTATAGTATAACAGTAAACAACATTGTAGGCTCTGACACTATAGATAGTCAAACAATAACGCTGTATGACTTTGGTAATTACATTCAACCAAGTTTGGGTAATACAACTGAAACAGGTACAATAAGCACTCCGTGGAGTAGTACAAATAGATTTTCTAATATGGTTGTCGCTTATTGGGCTAAAAGACCAATTAGTGCTGACACATCTAAAACTAATGTAACAGCATCAAGTAATACCAACTCTAGCACATATATATTTCATAGAAACACCTCTCCATACATTAGGTTTGCGTCTGACGGAGACGGAAATTCTAGACGAGTTGAATGGAACTTAAATATAACAGACAACGATTGGCATCATTTTTATTACTTTTATAATAACAACTCATTAACTGAGGACATAACACAGCAACCAACAGGTGCCGCTGATGGAACGTATGGCTCAATTTTTCCATCAGTTTATCCACCTGGAGGTACAGGATTAAGATTAAAAGCGGTTGTTACGGGAGGCTTTGGTAATATAGATAGACTTATTGTAGAGGTTGCAGGCTCTGGTTATAGGGTGGGTGACGAAATTACTTTTACAGTAGACGGACAAGAAGCGAAAGCAGTTTTATCAAAAGTGCCAGATACTGTTGACGGTGAACTTTACCTTGTATATGACGGTGTACTACAAACACGCTCTAGTTCTTCTTTTCAATTTGATGGTCTTGATAACTTTGGTTCTTTTTTCTACAGGGGTAGCACTAATAGTCTTCACTCTGAAATAGGTATGGATGATATAGTCTTTGACGAAAGGGTTACTACGCTTGCTGAAGCACAGGCAATATACAACAGTGGAAGGGGTGGAAACGTAACAAACATATTTGGAAGTCAACCTCTTTACTGGTATAAGTTTAATGAGGCAAATGGTGCAACAACTATAGCGCAAAGCGGTTCTGTCGGTAGTGCGGATATGACATTAACTAACTTTACAGGGGATTACCTACTAAATAAAAATTTTGAAAATGCACTTTCATATGATGGTGTGGATGACTACTGCGATTTACCAGCGAACTTAGAAATTGCCGCATTTAGCACAGAGTTTACAATTTCCGTTTGGTTAAAACCTGAATTTGGATTAAGCAGTGGGCAAATGTGGATTTTTGAAAATACCAACGCAAGAGATTTTTGGTTCTTTTATCCAAATGCCACTTATTTTAGATTAGATGGAAACACTAATCAAAACGCTTGGAGTTATGGTTATGATACAGCAGGGCATACGGGAAGTTGGCATCACTACGTTGTAACAAGAGATAGCAGTAATGTCATTGAAATGTATGTTGATGGTGTAAAGCAAACAAAAATCACAAGCAATGTTAATTCTAAAAATGCTCAAATTCGATACATTGGCACTCGTGCTAGTTTTTCAGCTACTAAATATAGAGGGGTGATGGATGAGTTTATAGTTAAGTCTGGATACGCTGCAACCCCTTCCGATGTTGTTTCGCTATATAACGGGGGTGCAGGCACTGATTCATCATTAGTTTTACCTTCACCATTAGCTTATTGGAAATTTAACGAAACAACAGGTACTACAGCAAGTGATTCTTCAGGTAATGGAAATGACTTAACACTCAATAACTTTACAGGAACGCCTTGGGTACCACACTAAAATTAAATTAAATTAAATTAAATGAAAATAGAAAAAGAAGAGCTTGACAAGATTGTTGAGCAACAGGTAGAGTTAAATAATCTACTTAAAAGAATAGGTTTTATAGAGACCGAAAAGGATGGTCTTTTGAAGATGTATATTGAAGCGTTAGGGGAGTCTAACGCCACCAAGAAAGAACTTGAAGATAAGTACGGGGCTATTAACATAGACCTATCCGATGGCTCGTATACTAAAGTTGAAACTGAGTAGCTGTGTCTATAATAAGGAAGATAACTATAGGTAAGGAGTACAAGGAAAACGCTATGCACTACGCTGTGGGTCAAGAAGTTTATGGTGGCCACTGTGTATCAAACATAGAAGACATCGAGAAGGAGAATGTGTACAGGATATACATAACCAAGAACGATGAGGTGATGCCCTGGAAGGACTTCAATAAGAACATGGGTATATCTGTGGAGTACGACCTAAAATACTAACACCCATGAGGAGTGTGTACGATTTTATTGTTAAGCCTATATCTGGTAGGTATAACAATACCAAAGATATTGGTGGAGTTAAGTTTGTAACTAACACAAAGATTGAAAGCTACAAAAGCGTTAGTAACGAGGCAGAGGTAATAGCCACGCCACTATCCATTGTAACAGACATCAAGGTTGGTGACAAGGTTATTGTCCACCATAATGTGTTTAGAAGGTTTTACGACATAAGGGGTAATGAAAAGAACAGTCGTAGTCATATAAAAGAAGATATGTACGCTTGCTCACCAGAGCAGATATATCTTTACGGGGACAATGAGTCACACCTTGATTATTGTTTTGTACAACCCGTTGTTAATGACGATGAGTGGTCATCTCAAAAAGAAAAACCACTTACAGGAATACTTAGGTATGGCAACAAAATTCTTGAAGAGAACGATGTACATCCAGGAATGGTTGTAGGGTTTACCCCAGAGTCAGAGTTTGAGTTTGTTGTGGATGGTGAACTATTATATTGTATGAAATCTAAAAATATTGTTTTGACCTATGGAAACGAAGGAAGCGAAACTAAATATAATCCAAGCTGGACGAGCAGCGGTTGAGGAGCTAATTAAGGTGGCTAGGGAGCCGATAGTTACTGGTGGTGAGGATGATGTATCAGCAGATAGATTGAAGAACGCAGCGGCCACTAAAAAGCTTGCGATATTTGATGCGTTTGAAATATTAAACAGGATTAACGAGGAGGAGAATATGCTCAACAACGTAGAAAAAGTTGAGGCACCAAAAAAAGTATTCTCTGGTTTTGCTGAGAACAGGTCTAAGAAGTAATGTACGAGCAGACATTAGTAAATATAATAGATGACCATATAAAGCCACATGTTCTGAAAAGAATGAACAAGGGTAAGAAATGGAAGTATGGGTACAACGAAGCACACGACATTGTAGTCATAAGTAAGAACGGTCAGATTGGTGAGATATACGAGATACAAAACCTAAAGATAGCTTTACCAACAGAGTTTGATGTGGTTAAGTTTGAAGATAACAAATGGCAGTACACTGAATACCCAAAAGAGTTATCTAGGTTTAAGAGTGTTTTTGATTGGAACGAGGCTCCAGATGAGTTTAAGAATAAATGGTTTGACTACATAGACACGGAGTTTACTAGAAGAGAAGATGGTTTTTGGTTTATAAACAACAAAAAGCCAACATACATAACAGGTTCTCACTACAACTACCTACAGTGGTCTAAGATAGATGTTGGTAAACCAGATTTTAGAGAGTCTAATAGATTGTTCTTTATATTTTGGGAGGCTTGTAAGGCTGACCACAGAAGCTACGGGATGTGCTACTTAAAGAATAGACGCTCTGGTTTTTCTTTTATGTCATCAGCAGAAACTGTAAACTTAGCAACACTATCTAGTGACTCAAGGTTTGGTATACTGTCTAAGACAGGACCCGATGCTAAGAAGATGTTCACAGACAAGGTGGTGCCGATATCGGTTAACTACCCATTCTTCTTCAAACCCATACAGGATGGTATGGATAGACCTAAGACAGAGCTTGCGTACCGTGTACCAGCTTCTAAGTTTACTAGAAAGAAGCTAGACACAAATACTCAAGTTGAAGACATTACAGGTCTTGATACAACCATAGACTGGAAGAACACAGGGGACAACTCATACGATGGTGAAAAACTATCGTTGTTAGTACACGATGAGAGTGGTAAGTGGGAGAAACCCACAAACATACTTAACAACTGGAGGGTTACTAAGACATGTCTAAGGTTAGGTAGTAGAGTGATTGGTAAGTGTATGATGGGGAGTACATCAAACTCTTTGGATAAAGGGGGTGAGAACTTTAAGAAGTTATATGAGGACTCTGATGTAACCAAAAGAAACGCCAACGGACAGACAGCATCTGGGTTGTATAGCCTGTTTATACCAATGGAGTGGAACTACGAGGGATACATAGACGAGTATGGATACCCTGTGTTTGACACACCAGAAAAAAAGGTTTACGATACCTTTGGTAATGAAATACGGATGGGTGTTATTGATTATTGGGAGAACGAGGTAGAGGGATTAAAGAACGACCAGGATGGTCTTAACGAATTTTACAGGCAGTTTCCAAGAACAGTGGAGCATGCGTTTAGGGATGAGGCTAAGAACTCTTTGTTTAACCTCACCAGGATATATCAGCAGATAGATTATAACCAAGACCTAAGAAACACCAACATACTCACAAAGGGTAACTTTCAGTGGGAGAACGGTATAAAGGATACAAGGGTGATATTTTTACCTAGCAACAACGGAAGATTTTTAATTTCATGGGTTCCTAACACAAATCTGCAAAATAGAGTAATAATAAAGAATGGGGTTAAGTATCCTGGTAATGAACACTTAGGGGCATTTGGGTGTGATAGTTACGATATATCGGGTACTGTAAGTGGCGTAGGTTCAAATGGTTCTCTTCACGGACTAACAAAGTTTTCTATGGAGGAGGCACCAGCAAACCACTTTTTTCTAGAGTACATATCTAGACCACAGACCGCTGAGATATTTTTTGAGGATATATTGATGGCTATTGTTTTTTACGGTATGCCAATACTTTGTGAGAATAACAAGCCAAGACTCTTGTATCACATCAAAAGAAGGGGGTATAGGGGTTACTCTATGAATAGACCAGATAGAACTTGGAACAACCTCTCACAAACAGAAAGAGAGATAGGTGGTATACCTAACTCAAGTGAAGACGTTAAGCAGGCTCATGCAGCCGCAATAGAGACTTACATAGACGAATGTGTTGGGGTCATAGGTGATGACCAATACGGAGATATGTATTTCGACAGAACATTAAATGATTGGGCAAGATTTGATATAAACAACAGAACTAAGTTTGATGCGTCTATTAGTTCAGGACTAGCGATAATGGCCTGTAATAAAAATAGATACGCACCTATAAACAAAGTGGTTAGAAACAATATTAAACTTGGCTTCAAAAGATATGACAATACTGGTAGTGTTTCCAAAATAATAGATAGATGAATATAAGTACAAATCCAAATAGTTCGTTCCCAAGCCAAGTCGTTAGCGATGAGGAGAAAAAGAGCTTTGAATATGGCGTTCAAGTAGGAAGGGCTATAGAGGGTGAGTGGTTTCATGGTGGGAGAAGCGGTAACAGGTTTGCAACTAATTGGAATAGGTATCACAACTTAAGGCTTTACGCTAGAGGTGAGCAGCCAATACAGAAGTATAAGGATGAGTTATCTATTAACGGTGACCTATCATACCTTAACTTAGATTGGAAGCCAGTACCAGTTATATCTAAGTTTGTTGACATCGTTGTTAATGGTATGTCTGAGAAGAAGTATAAGGTTAATGCTTACGCTCAAGACCCGTCATCACTAAAAGAAAGAACAAACTACGCAGAAAACTTACTTAGAGATATAGTAGCGCAGGAGGATATACAAATACTTAGAGATAGTATAGGTGTGGATACAGCGAACTTTAAGGGTAAAACTGATTTACCAGAAACACCCGAAGATGTTTCCCTGTATATGCAGCTCAAATATAAGCCGTCTATAGAAATAGCTGAAGAAGAAGCTATAAATAACACTTTAGCTAAAAATAAATTTGAGTTAGTAAGGAGAAGGTTAAATTATGACTTAACAGTTCTTGGTATTGCTGCGGTAAAAACTGATTGGAACAAGGCTGAAGGAGTTGTGGTAGACTACTGCGACCCAGCTAAAATGGTTTGGTCTTACACTGAGGACCCAAACTTTGAGGACATTTACTATGTTGGTGAGGTTAAGTCCATAACAATACCAGAGCTTAAAAAGCAGTACCCATTTATTTCTGAGGAAGAGTTGGACAGAATATCTAAGATGGGTAACAGAAGCGACTATGTTGTTGGTTGGAACGACTATGACGAGAATACTGTTCAGGTTTTATACTTTGAGTACAAGACTTATATGAACCAAGTGTTTAAAATAAAACACACAGCAAACGGGTTAGAAAAAGCTATAGAAAAAACAGATTCTTTTAACCCACCAGAAGCGGACACATTTAAAAAAGTGTCAAGAACCATAGAGGTGTTGTTCACTGGTGCTAAGATTCTTGGTTACGACCAAATGATTGATTGGAAAATGTCAGAGAACATGACAAGACCTAAATCAGACACGACTAAGGTTTGCATGAATTATGCTATTACAGCACCTAGGATGTATAAGGGCAGGATAGAGTCAACGGTAAGTAAGATTACTGGGTTTGCTGATATGATAAACATCACTAACCTGAAGATTCAACAGGTAATGTCTAAGCTGGTGCCAGACGGTGTATACCTAGACATTGATGGATTGGCTGAGGTGGACCTGGGTAATGGCACAAGCTATAATCCCCAAGAGGCTTTGAACATGTACTTCCAAACGGGTAGTATACTTGGTAGGTCTCTGACACAGGAGGGTGATATGAATAGGGGTAAGGTTCCGATACAAGAACTAAGTTCGTCAAACGGTCAGTCAAAGTTAGCGGCATTGATTAACACCTATCAGTATTACTTGCAAATGATTAGGGATGTCACAGGGCTTAACGAGGCTCGTGACGGTAGTGCGCCTATGGAAGACACACTCGTAGGGCTACAAAAGCTTGCCGCTAACGCATCGAACGTAGCAACACGGCACATACTACAGTCTAGCCTTTATTTAATCGCTAGAACCTGTGAAAACATATCTTTAAGAATATCAGATTCTGTTGAGTTTGCCTTGACTGACCAATCTTTAAGAAGAGCTATAAGCTCATTTAACGTGGGTACGCTAGAGGAAATATCAAGCCTGCATCTACACGACTTTGGTATATACTTAGAACTTGAACCAGAAGAAGAGGAAAAAGCACAGCTTGAGCAAAACATACAGGCTTCTATAAAAATGGGGGGTATTGATATTGAGGATGCAATAGACATAAGGCAAATAAACAACCTAAAGCTTGCTAACGAGGTACTGAAGCAGAAAAGAAAGAAGAAGGCTGAGGCAGATAGACAGGCTCAGTTACAAAACATTCAGGCTCAAGCCAACGCTAATGCTGAGGCAGCCGAAAAAGCGGCAATGGCTGAGGCACAAAAACAACAAATCCTAACTCAAGAAAAGATTAGTATAGAGCAGGCTAAGGCGCAGTTTGAAATACAAAGACTTCAGACTGAGGCTGAAATAAAAAGAGGATTAATGCAGGCTGAGTTTGATTTCAACATGCAGTTAGCTCAAGTAAGGGCTAATGCTGAGGGTAAAAAAGAACAAGAGATAGAGGACCGAAAAGATAAAAGAATTAGGATGCAGGGTACTCAGCAGAGTGAACTCATCAACCAAAGAAAAAACAACTTACTACCAACAGACTTTGAGTCCTCTGGAAATGATGTGTTAGGTGGTATCGGTTTAGAGCAATTTGAGCCAAGATGATTTTAAACAATTATATATTATATTATTATGTCGGAAACAAAAGTAGACTTGTCAAAAGTCAAGCCCAAGAAGGCTAAAGAAACAGTAACCAAGTTAGACCTTTCTAAAAAGAAAGAGGAACTAAAAGAAAAAGAAGATGCCGTTCAAGAGCAAAGCGCAAATGACGTACATGAGGATAAACCTACCGAAACTGTACAAAAAGTGGAGGAAGGAACACCCGAACCAAAACCTGAAGGCACTCCCGAAGAAGTCACCAGTTCAGATGATGGGGGTAAGTCAGAAGAAGGAGAGGTAGTAATACAGGAGATTACTGAAAAAGAAGAAGAAAAAGAAGAGGTAACACCCGTTGTTGAGCAGACAGAAGACAAGGTTAAGATAAATCTACCAGAAGGTGTAGATAAACTTGTTAAGTTTATTGACGAAACAGGTGGTGACCTACAGGACTATGTTCGACTAAACACAGACTACTCAAACGTAGATGAAGAAACACTACTAAGAGAGTATTATAAGAAAACAAAACCACATCTTGACGATGAGGAAATAGATTTTGTAATTGAAGAAAACTTTCGTTACGATGAAGACCTTGATGATGAGCGAGACATCAAGAGAAAAAAACTTGCTCAAAAAGAAGAGGTTTCAAAAGCCCATTCATTTCTAAATGATTTGAAGGATAAATACTACGAGGAAATCAAGTCGAGGCCCACGTTATCCAACGAACAAAGAAAAGCAATGGACTTTTTTAATCGCTACAAGGAGAGTGAACAAAAAGCTGAAGAATCTAGAAGTTTATTCAAATCTAAAACTAAAGATTTTTTCCAAAACGATTTCAAAGGTTTTGATTTTAAGGTTGGAGAGAAGAAATTTAGATACGGGGTAAGTAATCCAGAATCAATTGCTGATACTCAGTCTAGTATTAACAACATATTGGGAAAGTTTCTCGATGAAAGTGGTAATGTAAAGAGATTTGACGAGTATCATAAAGCAATGTATGCGGCCCAAAATGTTGACAAAATTGCCTCGCACTTTTACGAACAGGGTAAGGCTGACGCTATCAAGGAGGTCGCTGTTAAGTCTAAGAACATAACAGGTGAAGCACCTAGACAAACGTCAAACGATAGTCTGTTTATAAATGGTTTAAAGGTTAAGGCTGTCAACGGTATCGACTCTTCAAAACTTAAAATTAATAAAAACAAGTTCAAAAATTAATAAATTATGGGAACATTTGCAACTAACGACCCATTGGGTTCGTTTTCCTTGGTACCTACTCCATTTAAGAGTATTACTCAAGGTTCTTATTTAAACTTTGCTGATGGAAGCGGAAACGACTTCGCACAGCAGTATCTACCTGAAATCTATGAAGCTGAAGTAGAGCGTTACGGTAACCGTACAATCTCTGGTTTTCTTCGTATGGTTGGGGCTGAGATGCCAATGACTTCTGACCAAGTTATTTGGTCTGAGCAAAACCGTCTACACCTTTCTTTCGAGAGTGGTATGGGTGGTGGAGGAGCTACTACTGTTTCTGCTCCTGCTATTGCCGCTGGTGCAACAGTAATCACAAACGTAGCTGGTGAAAACTCTGCTGGAGAATCTATTCAACCTATTATCCGAGCTGGTTCTACTATTGTTGTTTATAACACAGTAAGCCTAAACTCTGTTAAGTGTTTTGTTGATGCCGAGCCTGCTGCTGGAGCTACTAACTGGGATGTTAACGCTTTTCCTTACACTGCCGCTAACTTGAACGCAGTTTCTACTGCTGTTGGACAGCCAGGTGAAGGTGGAGAGGTTAAAATCTTCGTATATGGTTCTGAATTTGGTAAGGGTACCGACTCTATGAGTGGTTCTATTACACCATCATTCACTCAGTACAACAATAGCCCAGTAATCATCAAAGACCAGTATGAGGTTTCAGGTTCTGACGCTTCTCAAATTGGTTGGGTTGAAGTTACTGATGAGGCTGGACTTTCTGGATATCTTTGGTACTTGAAGGCTGAAGGCGAGACTCGTCTACGTTTTCAGGATTACCTAGAGATGGTTTCTGTAGAAGGTGAGCTTGCTGCTGCTGGTTCTGCTGCTATCGGACAACTAGCTGGAGGTAGTGCTAGTGCTAACGTGAAGGGTACACAGGGTCTTTTTGCTGCTATCGAGGAGCGAGGAAACGTGTACAACAACTTCACTGCTGCTACTGGTTTAGCTGACTTCGACAAGATTCTAGCTAACCTTGACAAGCAGGGTGCTATTGAGGAGAACATGCTATTCTTGAATCGCGCTACGTCACTAGACATGGATGATATGCTTGCTGCTCAGAACTCTTACGGTGCTGGTGGTACTTCTTACGGAGTATTTGAGAATAGCTCTGAAATGGCTCTGAACTTAGGATTCTCTGGATTCCGAAGAGGTTCTTACGACTTCTACAAGACTGATTGGAAATATCTTAACGATGCTTCTACTCGTGGTCTTACAGGAGACATAGAGGGTGTATTGGTTCCTGCTGGAACAACTACCGTTTACGACCAGATGTTGGGTACCAACATTCGTAGACCATTCCTTCACGCTCGTTATCGTGCTTCTGAAGCTGATGACCGAAGAATGAAGTCTTGGATTACAGGTTCTGTAGGTGGTGCTGCTACCTCAGGAGAGGATTTAATGAAGGTTCATTTCCTTTCTGAGCGTTGCTTGGTTACTCAGGCTGCTAACAACTTCGTGTTGTTCAAGGCTACTGCGTAAGCATTAATCTTATAAACTTGGGGCTGCATTATGTGGCCTCAAGTTTTATTTTTTTTAAACTATTTAATTATATTATATCATGGCAAGGCCAAGAAAAACAACAACAACAACAACACCTCAAGTAGAAGAGGTTGTAAAAGAAACTGAAACTGTAATTGAGGCTCCAGTAGCTACTGAGCCAGTTGAAGTAAAAGAAACCAAGAAGAAAGATGAGTGGGAGATTAAGTCCCGTCAATACTATTTGACAGGAGGTAAGTCACCATTAACTTATACATTGGCAAGTAAACACACTTCAAGGCATCCACTATTGTGGTTTGACCCTGAGACAAACTCTCAGAGAGAGATACGGTACGCAACAAATCAGAAAAGCTGTTTTGTAGATGAACAGAGTGGCTCTGTAACATTGGAACACATTGTGTTTAAAGATGGTGTTTTGAATGTACCTAAAGAGAAGCAGTCACTTCAAAAGTTATTGTCTTTATATCACCCTCACAAGGATAAACTATATACAGAGTTTGACCCTGTACAAGAGGCTGAATATGGATTAGAAGATTTGGAGACTGAGCTTGAGGCAATGACAGCAGCAAGGGAGATTGACATCGACCATGCAGAGGCTATACTTAGAGCTGAAAAGGGTTCAAGTGTTTCTAATATGACAAGTAAGGAAATACGAAGAGACCTTATGATACTGGCTAAGAGTAATCCAAGACTGTTTATTAGTCTAGCGTTAGATGATAACATTCAGCTTAGAAACTTTGCAATTAAAGCGGCTGAACAGGGTATCATTAAACTATCTCAAGACCAACGTACATTTACATGGGCCAGTAATGGTAGAAAGTTAATGACCGTTCCATTTGATGAACACCCATACTCAGCTATGGCTTCATTTTTCAAGACAGACGAGGGTATGGAAATATTTTCATCTATCGAGAAAAAACTAATGTAACAACGTAATATATATTATAGGGTTAGGTCAGTGTAAAGCTGGCCTATCCCTTATAATTAATAAAAAATAAATATGGCTATAAACATTAACGAGGTATATAAAACCGCATTACTGATTCTTAACAAGGAACAGAGAGGTTATGTTACACCTAATGAGTTCAATAAGATAGCCAATCAAGTTCAACTGCAAATGTTTGAAAGCTATGCAGAAGAACTAAACCAACAGATTCGTGTTCCGCAGGCAGACGCTGATTATTCAGACAGAATAATGAACACAGACGAGAAGCTTTCTATATTCAAAGCTTTCGGTGACGCAACATACGACAATGTCACCACACCAAGCACACCATATTATACACTACCATCTGACCTATATCGCTTAGGTACAGTTGTTTACACTGGTATAAATGGAAATCAAGTAGAACTTCAAAGATTGCAGAGACATGACTTTTACAATATACAGAAGTCATTACTTACAGCATCGACAAAATATTTCCCTACATACCTTTATGAAAATGAAAGGATGTATGTCAAACCAGATAGTATAAGCTCAGGGGTCGCTGTAAACTACCTCAGAAAACCTACAGAGCCAAGATGGGGTTACAGTGTTGGTTCATTGGGTCAATACATATATGACCCCACTGTTTATGGTGAGTCTTTACTGAACACAGGTACAAACACACTAACAAGTAGTATAACCACTAATCCTACAGATAAGAATGCAAACTCAACTACAGGGGTTACTCAATCAGCAACTTCTGGTGTGGGGTCTGGGCTAACGGTTACAATTACCACATCAGGTGGCTCTGGAACTTCAACAGTAACGAGTGTAGATGTTACAACATCAGGTTCTGGTTATTCCGCAGGAGACACAGTTACATTTGCGGCAGCTAGTTTTGGTGGAGGTGTTGGTAGTGATTTAATAATTACACTAACCGAATCTAATTTTAATAATGCAAGCACATACGGCTCAACAAACATAGAGCTACATCCATCGGAGCAAACTGACTTTATAATTAAGCTATTGTTCTACTTCGGTGTAGTGATTAGAGACCCACAAATAGTTCAAGCTGCTGCACAAGAGGCTAGAGCAGAAGAGATAAACGAAAAAAGCTAATAGAATATGTCAACACCAAACGGAGGTTTAGTTACCGAAACAAATGAAGAATATTATGTTGGCCAGAAGGTTTACACACTTGGGGCTGCAACAACTCAAAGTGAGTTTGTAACAACCTTCAATACTGAACTTACTGACGGTGTTGCAGGTGAGTATGACAGAAACTATTACCTACAGACAAGTAACGACAATGGGGTTACATGGGTTACCGTACCCTCAGAGGTTAAGACAAACACAAGTAACACTATAATAAGTGGTACAAACTCTGTTCCTGTAGCTTTGGGTCCAAGTATTCTTGTAAGGGTGGCGTTATTCGTAACCGCAGTACAGTCGAATTACGGGGGTTATTCATACATAAAGCTAGGGGACATCGTAAACAACTTTTTAATCGCTTACGTTGGAGCTGGTAAGCTTATACCTAGCGTTAAAAGAACCGATGTTATATTCCATGCAAAGCGAGGGTTACAAGAGTTCACATACGACACACTAAAAAGTGTAAGTTCAATAGAATTAACCGTACCATCAAGCCTGAGTTTGCCACTACCACAGGACTATGTCAACTACGTTAGGGTGTCTTGGATAGACTCTATAGGTGTTAAGCATATTGTATATCCAGCTAATAACTTGACAATCAACCCAGTACAAAGCCCAGAGCAGGACTCTACAGGTGAGATTGTACAAGACGGTTTCGGGACTAACGTACAACTTAGTTCACAGACAGAAGAAAATTGGAAGACCAACGATACAAATCAAATTACAGGTATATTCACTCAAGACCAAGTTAATCAAGGGTATGATTGGTGGGGATATGGTCAGGGTTATGCTTGGGGCTACGGTGGATACTTCGGTCAGAGATACGGGTTAGACCCAACATTGACACAGGGTAACGGTTGGTTTAGTATAAGTGAAAGAACCAACTCCTTTAGCTTCTCAAGTAACCTTGCAAACCAACTGGTTGTAATAGAGTATGTGTCCGATGGTTTAGCTTATCACGAGGACTCTAGGGTACCTAAGATGGCTGAGGATGCAATGTACGCACACTTGGTATACTCTATACTATCAACAAGGTCTAACCAACCAGAGTATGCTGTAAGAAGATGGAAGCAAGAGAGGTACGCCAAGTTAAGAAACGCTAAGATTAGACTCTCTAACCTCAAGATAGGAGAACTTACTCAAGTAATGAGGGGTAAGTCCAAGATGATTAAAAACTAGAATTAAATGGCAGAAACTAAAAATGTTTTTCTTGGGGCTAAGATGAATAAAGACCTAGACCCAAGATTAATATCTAACCGAGAATACATAGAGGCTAGAAATGCTTCGGTTACAGACTCTGCTGGGGGTGACTCAGGGGTGTTAGAGAATGTTCTTGGTAACATAGAGCTGACTGACTTTAAGGTTCTTAACACCTATACTTCTGCTTACGACACCAATCTAAAGATTATAGGTTTTTATGTAGACAACACCAACGACAGGTTGTTTGCGTTTATAACTAACTACACAGACTCTTCCCCCACAGCTTTAACAAATCCAGCACCAGCCGCATCTGGTCACTACATAGCTGTATACAACACAATATCAAACGATTACACGGTATTGGTCGGTGGTAGCTTCCTAAACTTCTCTGATACACACGAGGTTTTGGGCATCGACCTTATAGAGAACTTGTTATTCTTCACTGACAATAGAAACCAACCAAGAAAGATTAACGTAAACCTAGCGTTAGCAAACCCATACGGTTCTGCAAATCCATACTACACATCTGAGGACCATATATCTGTAGCTAAGTACTACCCATGCCTTGCACCAGACATCACAAAGCTTTCAGGTAATGGAGACCTGTTTGTAGATAGTCGGTTACAAATACAGACTAATTCTAGAATGTTTGGCCTAACCCCACCCGTGCTTCCTCAAACCTTCACAGTGGGTGTTGGTACACCATCCCCAGTCACAACAAGTGGTGCTGGGACAGGAACATTGAGTTTTACTGTTGATGCTACGGAAACAAGTGTTGGTTCAGGGGAGTACACCCTACAGCCAGGAATCATAACCTCTGGAGGACTAGACTACGAACCAGGTGACACCATAACTATACCAGGAAACACTCTATCTACTGTGTTTGGAGGCTCATTAGCATTTGCTGACGCAGTATTTGTTATTGGTAGAGAGAACATGGTTAGAACACCATCTATGTATGATGTTACCAGCTCTCTATTACCTGACGGAAGCACAGCCAATCCTTACTACGATGCGTCATTTACGGGAGATGAACAGTTTTTGTCAGATAAGTTTGTAAGATTTAGTTACAGGTTTAAGTTTGAAGACAACGAATACTCTTTGATAGCCCCATTCTCTCAGGCAGCGTTTATACCAAAGCAGGATGGATACTTTCAAGAAGACTCTATACCTACGAGTATATTAGACGATGCGG